ATAAAACTTTGGCCTCAATGATTTTCACCAAAGAGGAAGGATTGTTTTTGGATGTAGAAGCAGCAAGGAAAATGATTCGCTACTACAAAGGTGCTGACGGACCAAAAAGCAAAAAGGTTGCAGAAAACCAAAACCGCAAAGTGGAACACTCATCCGTCAAAGAAGGACTCCGCAAACTTGGGCTTGTCTCAAAGGCTGAGAATATGGAATCTGTTGAGCTGGGTGCAGGAAGTTATCTCATCCTATCCGACATCCACCTCCCCTTTCACGATGAAGACGCTCTTGCTTTGGCCATAGAATATGGACTGAACCACAAGGTAGACGCTTTGATTCTGAATGGAGATATTTTGGATTGTTACGATGTTTCAAGATTTGGAAAGGAACTCCGCAGACCGAAAATCTCTGAGGAATTGGAGATGGGTCGGCAGTTTCTCAAATATGTTTCTGAGCAGTTTCCACGAGTTCTCTACAAAATAGGAAACCACGAGGAGAGAATGAGAGCCTATGTGCTACGAAATGCCCGTGAATTAGGCGATTTGACGGAGGTTTCTCTTGAATACCTACTGAGATTCCACGAGTACGGAATTGAGGCCGTAAATCGTGAAATGATCAAGTTGGGCAATCTCATTGTTTTGCACGGCCACGAGTTAGGTGAGAGTGTGTTTTCACCGGTTAACCCTGCGAGGGGATTCTTCTTGAAAGCAAAAGCCTCTACTCTGATGGGTCACTATCATCAGGTCAGTCACCACTCAGAATCTAACCTTAACGGAGAGCAAGTTGGAGTTTGGTCAACTGGTTGTCTTTGCAACCTCTCTCCCGAATACAGACCCTATGCCTACACCAAATGGTCAAATGGTTTTGCCTATGTAACGGTGAACGAAGACAAGACCTTTCAGGTAAAGAATTTCCGTATCTTAGAAGGAAAGATTTTATGAACCTAATCAAAGTACCTTTCATCTATGAATTTACCCCAGACGCAATGGACAAGTTGCTCAACGACGCTCCCGACTTGGTGGAGTTTGAACGAGATGGTTACTTGGATTTGGACTCCGTCATCGCAGCCGTAGAGTACGATGAAATGACCGAGGTCTACACTTCAGGTCAGGTGTTTTTACTAAATTTGCCCATCACCGAATTTATGACACGATGGATGCAGTAAACCCAGAACACTACAAAGGCGAGATTGAAGCGATTGACGCAATCAAAGCCTCTATGACCAAAGATCAATTCAACGGATACTGCAAAGGAAACGCAATGAAATATCTGTGGAGATGGGAAAAGAAAGGGAAAGTTGAAGACCTACGAAAAGCAAACTGGTATCTCAACCGCTTAATATCTGAAAATGAATCTTAAACAATACGACTTTAATGACTATGTCAACGAGGCAGTTGGCAAGAAACAAATCTATCTTCACCACACCGCAGGAACAGGAACTCCTCAAGGGGTTTTCTCTATGTGGCAAAAGAACTCAGCACGAATTGCGACTTGTGTTGTCATTGGCCGTGATGGAGAGATTGGTCAAGGGTTTTCATCTGCTAAGTGGGCATATCATTTAGGCATCAAGCAAGATGTGTTCGCCAAGCACGGGGTGAAGTATCAGTCATTGGACAAAATCTCTATTGGTGTTGAGATCATCAACTGGGGTCAACTGACCGAGAAAGACGGCAAGTTCTTTTCCTATACCGGAAGAGAGGTCAAGGATGTGATTGAAGTCCCTTTCAAAAAGTATCGCTTCTGGGAAAACTACACAGACGCTCAAATTGAAAGCACTCGTGAACTTCTTCTCTTATGGAAGGACAAATACAACATTCCGATATCTTATAGTGAAGACATTTGGGATGTTTCAGATAGGGCTTTGAAAGGAGAACCAGGAGTGTTCACTCACAACTCAGTTCGCTCTGACAAGGTTGATGTCTATCCGCATCCCAAGTTGATAGAAATGCTCAAATCACTTGGCTAACTTTTACAATCTCTCGGCCTCTGAAATTGCACGGAAACAAAAAGCCGTCACAGACATCATTGCTGGTGACAAATCCATTGGGTCAGGTTACACCACTCAAGGAGATTCAGAGTTTGAGAAGATTTTGTTTGCTTGGACAAATGCTGCGATGCAGCAGATGCGAGACAATCTTGGCAAACGCAAAGCAATGGCATCAGGCAATCTTGCTCAAAGCATTCAGCCTGACATTAAAACAATAGGTCAAGGTGGCAATGTCAAGATTATGATGCTTGAATACTGGGAATGGCTTGACCAAGGCAGACCACCGACTCGTTCCAAATCAAAAGGCAATCCACCACTTCAGAAATCTATTGAAGAATGGATACGAATGAAAGGCATTCAGGTTCGCACATCTCCCAATCAAAACCTTGAAAGCAGAATCAAGTCACTTGCATTTGTTATAGCAAGGAAGATTCATCAGAAAGGATACAAGGCAAAGCCGTTTGCGACTCCAGTCATCAATGACAAGATGTTGCAACAACTCTCCGACTCTATCGGCACTTATCTTTCTATCGCAGTTCTTCCCGAATAGAAAAGATTTTTTTCTTTTTGCAAAATTAGTTTTATCTTTGCTTCTGTATGAAACCAGAAGAATTGATAAATTTTGTGAAATTGAACAAGCGTCACGGCATCATCAAGGCCGTATCTGAACGCACAGGAATCTCTATGCCAACCGTCTCTAAGTATTTGAGAGGGGACATCTACAACAAAACTGCTCTTGAGGTGATCAAGGCTGCAAAGGAGGTCATAGATGCATCACTTTAAGTACAACGGGGAGAATATCTTTGATGACACCATTGAGAATGGTGATTGGATATTGATGTCTCTTGGCTCAAATTACTATTTCAACCGCCACGAGTTCCAACAATGGTGCGAGGAGGAACACTCCGAGTTCTTGGAAAACTACGCTGACCAAGATGAAGATGGAAAGTTCATCCATTGGGATCAGGTTGATTTGGATATGGAGTTGGCTTGGCTTGTTGAAGCCGTAGTCACCGGTAAAGTCACACATTACAAACACACATATGAATAAATCACAAGAAATCAAAGAACTCGCCAAGGCATTGGCGGTCTTTCACGCCCAAGTTGGCAAAGTCAAGAAAGAGGCTCAGAACCCTTTTTTCAAGAGCAAGTATGCTTCGCTCTCTAACATCTTAGATGTTGTCTCAGAACCGCTCCAAAAGGCTGGGTTGGTGTTCTCACAATTCCCTGATGAGTTTGAGTTGACCACCATTCTAATTCACACCGAGTCAGGGCAGTTTATGGAGGCTTCCTACGCTATGCCGATTGCCAAGGAGAACGACCCACAAGCAATGGGTTCGGCTATCACCTACGCTCGGAGATATGCACTTGGTGCTATCCTTGGTCTGAACATTGACGAGGATGATGATGGAGAGAAGGCAATGAACCGCCAGAAGATGGTCAAGTACAAACTGACCAAGAACTCACCCAAGTGGGCTGATGCGGTTAAGTATGTAGCCCAAGGTGGTGACACGGCCAAGATTGCTGAGAAGTACGATATCTCTAACAAGGATTTGATGGATTTAGCCGTTGAGGCTGGGTTATGATTTACGAGGCAATTGTTAATGGACAAGTGTTGTGGCGAGTGTATTGGAAACAAGAACTCGCTGCAACCTTTCTCTCTTATGATGAAGCAAAGGAGTATCTGATGCTCCTGGAGTTTGTTGAGCAACTGCCAAATTTTAATTCAATATGAAAACACCAATGCAAGAGTTGCTTGAATATATTGTAAATTCAGTCAAACCTGATTATCAATTTCCAGTAGGATTTGAACCAAACTTTCAAACCCTATTAAAGAAAGAGAGAAACGCAATCAAGAACGCTTATGCACAAGGAGCAAACGATGTATTAGAAAAAATTCTAAACAATGATGACATCAACGCTCACAAATATTTTGACCGAACCTACACAAAATGAGTACACAAATAGAATGGGAAGCAAAGCGAATGGGTAAGTTCACGGCTTCCGAAATACACAAGTTAATGGGTACACCTCGCAAGAAAGGAGAAGTACTATCAGAGACCGCCAAATCGTTTGTCATTGAAAAGGCAGCCGAGATTCTCACCGGTCAAAAGAAACCCGTTTGGGGTGCTGCTCTTGATTGGGGGATTGAACACGAGCAAGAAGCGTTCATTCACTTCAACAACCAGTCAGAACAGATATGGGAATATTACGGTGGCAACGAGTTCAAGTTCTATTCTTACGGGGTTTTCTCAGGGGCTTCTCCCGATGGGCTGTCCACCTCTCACTTGTTGGAAATCAAATGCCCTTATGAGAGTCACAACCACATCAAGCACATCCTAATCAAGGACAACGAATCTTTCAAGCAATCCAAACCAGAGTACTACTGGCAGATGCAGTTGGGAATGTTGGCCACCGAGAAGTCAAAAGGAATCTTCGTTTCTTATGACCCAAGAATGCCTGAGGATAAGCAGATATATCAGTTGGAGATATACTTGGATG